CGCCGTGGCCTTGCTCGCGACCGTGTCGCCGCCGGCCGCCGTGATCGTCAGCGTCTCGCCGTCGGTGTAGCCGGTGCCGCCGGACGCGGCTACGCTCGCGAGCGTCCAGACGGCCGGCGAGCCGCTACTCGACAGCGTGGGCGTGAACGTCGCCCCGGTGCCGCTGCCGGTGATCGTCAGCGTCGGGGCCGCGCGGCCACGTTCCGCGTAGCCGGAGCCGCCCGACAGGAGCTGGACGCCGGTGATGCCCCCCTCGGTGCCGAACACCGCGCCGCCCGTGGTCGTGACCCGGGCCACGGCCCCGCTGCCCATTTTCACGGGTTCGATTGCGAACATCGGCCAGCCGTGCGGGTAGCCAAATTCATACGGGTAGCCGTAGGACGGCGCTTTCTCGGCTGGGGAGGGGTTCTCGTACCACGAGAGGAACTCGACCTCGTGGTTGTACGGGCCGGCGATCTCGTCCGCGAGCGTGCCGAAGGTGACCGTGACGGTGTTCGGCAGCGAGCCGCTGCACTGGGCGCAGGCGGCCCCGCACCCGCAGCACCCGGGCAGCAGGATGCCGACCGGGTACATGCCCAGCGCCACGAGTAGGATCAGCCAGCCGCCGACGGAGAGCGGATCGGTCTGGGCGAGGAGGTCGAGCATCAGCACTCCGCCGCGATCAGGTACCAGCCGTTCAGCGGGCCGCGGCCAACCATCACCCACTTGCCGCTCGACACGGCAGCAAACTTGTTCACCGCACCGACGAGCGTGCCCGTCTTCGTTTCACTGCCAGTTGTCCCGCCTTCATAAAGGTCGATCGTAGTCGTCGTGCCTTTCGACCACGCGCTCGTCGTCTTGCCGAGCCTCAGCATCGCGGAGCCTCCTGAGAGCAATGGACGCTTGAACGTCAGCGGCGAGCCGTCCCGCTCACCGGCTTCAAAGCCGCGCACCGCCGCGGCGATTCGCTCGGCGGCGCTCGGGACGAATGTTACGCGGTCAGCCACGCGTCAGTCCTCAAAGATCGTGATGAGTACACGGGCGTCATTGACGTTGGCCTTGGCGGCGTAGTTGCCGGGGGCCATGCGGAACAGGTTCATCTCTCCCGGTTCCAGCCGCACGCTCTCAAAAAGCGTCGTGCCGCTGAGCCTGCCGAACGACACGATCGTCGTGCCGGTCGTGTCGGTGACAAGCGACCGGGCCACGCACAGCCCAAGCGTCGTCATCGTCACGGTCGAGATTTGCTCGGTGGCCGTGGCAAGATCGAGCGTCACGCTCATCATGCCGTTGATAGCCATGCTCGACGTCTGCGCCGTGGCGGCGTATGACTGCTGCAGGCCGTCTTTGTCGAGGGTCACGCGGATGGAATACAGAAGGTCTGGCACAGTGTTCTCCTATTGGCTAACTCGGTGGCGTGCCGAAGTACGTGGACATAGTCACCTGCTTGTAGATTCGGCGGGTCAGGATCGCAGGCAAGCCGCTTGAGATGCCGCCCGAGCCGTTGAGCGCAATTGGATTCGCGCTGGCAATCTTCTGGCCTTCCTCGTCCTTGACGAATGCTCGCTTCTTCTCGCCGGCATCGATGTAGTTGAACCCAACGTCCGGCAGGAGCAGATTCCAACCGGTCTGGCGGCAGAGCAGTTCGGCCTTGATTTTCCAGTACTGAACTTCGATCTGCGGCGGGCTGCCGGTCTGGTCGGCGTTCGGCACCTTGATCGTCTCGACTGCTTGCTCGCCGCTGATGCCTTGTACCTTCACGCAGTTCGTGGCGAAGCCCAAGTACGTTCCGTCGTTCAGGCAGTTCGTCACCGCGGCTGCGATAGCCGACGGGAAGTATTGCCGGTTCGATTCGATGATGACCTTTTGCTGGGCTTCATCGACCGTCAGTCCTTCAAAGAAGTCGTTCGCGGAATTGACCAGCGGTTTTTGCGTGCTGCCGTCGTAATACGACAAGGCAGGCACAGCGACGCCTTGCGTCTGAAACGTCCACTTCGCCGGTCGCTCCCACGGCAGTTTCGTGTTGTCGCTTGCGGAGTCTTTCTTCTGGTACTCCTCGTAGTCCGCGACGACCTCGACGTGGTACCGCGAGTCCTCGTAGCCTTCATTGACCTCGATGTTGGAGCACGTGATGTCCAGTTTTTCAGGGTGCGGCGACCCGTGGTAAATGCCGAGCGCGTCGCAAATCGCCGACGACGAGGTGTCCGGCGTGTTGAGCGTGACGACGAACGTCCGCTTCATTTTCGGCAGTTCGCCGATCTTGTGCGTGTTGACCCGGGGAAGTTCCCGCCAGTTGTAGACGCTCATCCGACCCCCGCGAGAATGTCAACCTTGGTGGCTTCCAGTTTCTTGATGTCCTCGCGGAGCTTCTGAAGTTCCTTCGTCTGCTTCTTGGCTTCCGAAAGCGCCGGGTCTTCTTGCAGCGTGGCGAAGAACTGACCGATACCGCCGTCCCGAAGGTCGTTGATCTTGATGGCACCGGTGCGTGCGTCAGCGAGTTCCTTGAGCCGCTCCATATCAATCTCAAACTGCCGCTCGGCGAGCGCCGTGTTCTTCTCCGCGACCTGCTCGTTGACCTTGCGGATCGCTTCCTGCTGCTTTGCAATTTTTTCCAGCGTTTCGTCGCGGAGTTTTTCCTCGGCCTTTCGCTGTGCCTCCCGCTCCGCGGCCGCACCGCTGGCAACGTCCCGCTCCTTGGCGGCGACTTGATCCAGCGTTGCCAGCCGCTGCGTGGCGGCATCGAGTGCTTTCTGGTCGCCGGCCTCGCGGGCACGCTGCTGCTCCGCTTCGATGCGGGCGATCTCGTTTTCAATCGACAAAAGATTCTCGGCCGCCTTGGCCCGTTCCGCGGACCCGCCGAAGTTCTGGTCGATGTTCTGCTGCTGCGAGTAGGCGTCGATGATCCCCTGGACGTTGTCCGCTTCTGCCTTGGCCCGCCGTTCCGACTCCTCGGCCGCGCCCTTGATCACTTCGATCTGCTGCTGGTACGCCGCGTTCGCCTTCTGCACTTCCTTTTCGTAGGCCGCTTCGTTGAGGATGCCGTCTTCGGCCTGCTGCTGCAGCGCAGCGATCGCTTCTTGGAACTGCAAAGCCGCGTCGAACCCGGCCTGCCCGAACTTCGCAGACTCGTCGATGGCCTTGCTGACCAGTTCCCGTGTCTTTCCGACCGCTTTCTCGTAGTCGTTGAACCACTCGGGTGGTCCGACTTCCACGGCCTGCGACACAGACTCGCCGGCCGCGTCGGCCGCCGACTTGATGCCGAGGAACCGCTCGGCCATCGCCAGCAACCGCCCCACCGTGCCGCCGATGGCACTGGATATAGAGCCGAACACACTGGAGATGGACCCGAAAACCGACGAAATCGTGCTGCCAATGGCGTCGAGCAGCGGACTCTGTGCGATGAACTCTCCGATCCGCCCGACGAACGCGGTCACGTACTCGCCGGCACGTTGAAACGCGGTGACGATGATGGTCACGATGCGACCAATCGTTTCGCCGACCGCCCCGATGTTGGCCGCGATCTGGCCGAGCGGGGTGAACGAGACGACCCACTTGACCGTCTCGACGCTGGCGTTCGTCAGCGACGTGACAACGCCCTTGAACAAGTCGAACAGCGGCTCAACGGCCGTGAACACACCATCGACAACCGTGGCAAACGGTTCGAACACCGCCCCGATGATCTCTCCGAGGCCGCCGATCACGGTGCCGAGATTCTCGAACGCGGTGCCGATGATGGTGAGCAGCGGCTGGAGGATTTTTCCGATGGGGTCCACGATTCGCGTGATGGCGCCGGTGACCTGCGCGAGTGCCCTCGCGATTCCTTCCCCTAGCCCCGCGAACGGCAGGAGCAAGGATTGCCCCAGCCCCTGCGTCGCCACGCCGAGCCGGTCAATGCCCGCCCCAAAGTCATCGATACGCTGACGGTCGATGGCCGTGAGAGCCCGGCCGACTTCGTCGATGTCTTGTGCGGAGCCGTTGAGGTTGCGGAAGAACGGCAGCATGTCGGCACCGGCCTTGCCGAACAACGCCATCGCGGTCGCGGTGCGGCGTGCCGGGTCTTCGATCTGCGACATTTTCTCGGCGATGAGCCGGTACTGCTCCTCCGGCTCCAGCGATTGAATGTCGGCAGCAGCGACTCCGAGTTCGTCCAGCGCCTTCCTTGCCGCCTTGCTCTCCTCGTCCACGCCGAGGACGTTCTTTTGCAGTCGCCCAAACGCGGCACTGACCGCGTCGATGCTGGTGCCGCTGCGGCGGGCGGATTCCTCCAGCGTCTGAATGAACTGAAATGAAACGCCGAGTTTGTCTGCCGTGTTGCCCAGTTTTTCGACGCGGTCCTCCAACTGGAGCAAGCCGTTGGTCACGGCCGAAGCCGCCGCCCCGAAACCAAGGATCGCCGCTGCACCGACGGTGAACGGGTTGATGAGCCCCGTGATCGACGCCCCGAGCGACGTGACCCCCTGCTGAATCCCACCGGAGAACACCCTGCCCAGCCCCTCGCCGGCACTGGTGATGCCGCTGATCCGCCCGGCGATGCTGCCAATCGGGCCGGGCAAAGCCGAGAATACGCCCGAGAGTTCGTTGAACTTGAGCGTCGCCTTCTCCCCCGAGTCGGCGATCTTGTCGAGCCGCGGCGGAAGCCCGGCCGCGGCTCGCTCCGCGTCGGTCAGTTTCTTCGCTGCCGCCTCGACGGCTCGGTTGTAGGTCTCCTGCGTGATGCGGCCGGCGTCGAGTTGCGCCCGCAGGTCGGTCTGCGACCGGGCAAACCGCTCGGCCTCGCTGCGGTTCTGCTCCGTGATCTGCGCCGCTCGCTCAAACGCTGCCGCTTCCTCTTCGGCCGCCGCCGACAGCCGCTCCATCTCGATAGCAAACTGCGTGGCTCCGATCTTCCCATCTCGCAGCGCGTTGATGAGGTCTTGCGACCTGTCCGCGAATCGCTTCTGTGCCTCCCCCGCTGCTGACGACTCGCCGGCGAACTTGGCAAACTGCCCCGACAAAGCGTCGGACTGGTCGCCGAGTCGCTGAAGCGCACGCTGCACCGGGTCGAGCTTCAAGCCCGACGCGTCGGCCGTGACCTTGAGTGCGAGTGAAAGGACGTTTGCCATGACTTACTCAACCATGCCCAGTTGTCGCCGCAGTTCCAGAAGTGCCGCCAAGTCCTGCGATGCGTGCTGTGGCGGGTTTTCCACGGGCACAAACGCGTCGGGCTTGATCTTCTCTTTGCAGTGTGGGGCGAGGATCGACGTGGCAACGAGCGACGTCTCCCGCCACGGGTCGGGCAGCGGGGAGTAGTAGCGGTCGAAGGCAATCCATTCCGAAAACTCCTGGCTGTCCATTCGCTCTCCGAGTTCGCGGGCGGTCATGTGCAGGTGGGCGGCCAGCCGCAACATGAACCGCCGCGTCGGAGAGACGTTCAGGATTTTCCCAGTTCCACCACGTCCTTCTCGCTCATCGCGTTGTGGGCCGACGCCTTGTCGAACAGCCGGCCGAGGACCGCGCCGCTCTTGGCCGCAAGTGCCTCGACTTGCTCGCTGGTGAACAGCAGCGCCCCGTTCTCGTCGCACAGCACCCGCTGGAGGTACTTCGTGCGGAAGTTGGCGATGCCTGTTTCCTTCTTGCCGATCCACAGCCGCTCGTAGTCGTCCCGCTCTCCGACGCTCATCACGCGGATGTACACGTCACCGCCCCATTCGGGCACGGCAACCTTGAGCAACCCGAGGTCATCGGCGGAAAGAATCTGTGCAGCGGTCAACGCGGACATGGTGTGTTCCTTACGGGTTTGATGGGGCACCGACGGTATCCATCACCCTAAACGAGAGGGCAAGCGTGACGACGCCGTTTGGCTCCAACTGCGTGCCGCGATCTTGATAGATGCAGTCGGAGTCATGGAGCGTGATCGGCGTCGCCGCGCCGACCGGGCACTTCACCGTGAGCCGCTTCCGCTTGCCGTAGTCGGAGTCGGGCACTGCCCCGACGCCGAAGGTCTGGACGCGAATCTGCCCCAGGTCGAGCGTCCACAGGACCGTGCGGCCCCGCGGCGGACCGCGCTGCAGGTCGATTTCAACCGCTCGCACTTCCGTGAGCGTGGCAGTTCCCCACGTCACGGTGCAGCCCTGAATCGGAATTGCCACGACGACTCCTCGTCATGGTCAGGTCAGCGAACCGGTCCGAACGAGGCTCAGCACGGCCT